AGTGGCTCTTGGACGCAAACTCCCGCAAGAGAGTCGTGAACCAATCGGAGGAGCCCGATGATTCCTCACACACCTGAAGAAGCACTCGCCATACTGAAAGGAAAGAAGTTGATCCCTATCAGCTGCCTCATCTGCATCAGCGTCCTGGGCATTGTCGATCCGACCTTCGTGCTCAATTCCGACAACCAGCTCGTCATCAGCGACGCTGAATTCGCGGCGGTTGCTGGCCCTGGGCCGGTCCAAGTCCTTGAAGGAGTCCCCATCATCGACGACTCGATCGTCTGGGGCGACTCCATCACCTGGCAGCTGGACACCCCCGGCCTGTACCTCATCACAGCCTTCGGAGTCCCAGACGTGGCTGCAGGCGTCCCTCGCGCTCGGTTCGATTGGACGGTAACTGTCGTCCCAGACCAGGCCCCGAGCCGGTTGCGCCAAATCAAAGACGCCTTGTTCAGTTTCTTTGACGCGATGTCCTCCCTGCGAGCCCTGAATCCGACAAATCAGGAAATCTTCCAGGCAACCCTCTTGGCTGACGACGCGGAGTGAGTGTCGCGGCACCCAAAGTCATCTGGCGATGGGTGGAAGACGAACTCAAATCGTTTGTCCAGCACCCGGACGGGACGGAGGAATCTGTCGGGTGGATGCCGCAGCCCGGATCGCAGCAACTATTCCTGACGTGCCCGGTCTTCGAGACCCTCTACGAAGGGACGCGGGGTCCTGGCAAGACAGATGCGCTCATCATGGACTTCGCCCAGCATTGCGGCCCTCGTAAGCAGATGCCGGACGGGAGGCAGTGGGCCGGATTCGGAGAAGCCTGGCGGGGGATCCTGTTTCGACAGACTTTCCCGCAGCTGGCAGACGTCATCGTCAAGACGAGGAAGTGGCTGCCCAAACTCTTCCCAAACATCAAATACAACGAAGGCAAGTCGACGTGGGTCTGGGCAACGGGCGAAACACTCCGTCTCTCCTACATCCAGCGTGAATCGGACTATTGGAACTATCACGGCCACGAATACCCTTGGATCGGGTTCGAAGAACTCACCACCTGGCCGGAACCGACCGTCTACCTCAAGATGATGTCGTGCTGCAGATCGTCAGACCCCAAACTGCCGTCGTGGCTCCGCAAGTTCCGGGGCACGACCAACCCTTCGGGTATCGGGCACAACTGGGTCAAGAGTCGGTTCCGTTTGCCTGTGCCGCCAGAGAAGATCGTCGGCCCCATCATCAAAGACACGCGGGAAGGTGTCCCCAAGATCGACAGGCAGCCGGACCGGATCGCGATTCACGGCCACCTGGCAGAAAACAAGATCCTGCAGCTCAACGACCCAGGGTATCGGTCACGCATCATCGCAGCGGCGCGCAACAAAGCCGAACTCGCAGCCTGGATCGATGGCAGCTGGGATATTGTGGCCGGTGGGATGTTCGACGACATCTGGGAAGGCAACTACCATGTCCTGCCGGACTTCGATGTTCCCCGGTCGTGGCGGATAGACCGCTCGTTCGACTGGGGTTCAAGCAAGCCGTTCTCGGTCGGCTGGTGGGCTGAATCAGACGGAACAGACTTGACGATGCCCAATGGGAAGCAAGTAGCGACTGTTCGAGGAGATCTGTTCCGGATCCACGAATGGTATGGATGGACCGGCGAACCGAATCAAGGTCTGCGGATGTTGGCAACAGATGTCGCGAAAGGCATCATCGAGCGTGAACTCAAATGGAGGATCTACGAGCGAGTGCAGCCCGGTCCGGCGGATTCTGCCATCAACACCGTAGAGAACGGACGGTCGATCGCTACCGACATGGCCCGCGCGGTGCGTGTGCACGGGTTGACGCGGCCCGGCGTGCGATGGACGCGAGCGGACAAACGGCCTGGCTCTCGCAAGACCGGCTGGGAACAGATGCGGAAGATGTTCGCCGACGCCATCCCCGAGAAAGGACGCCCGAGAGAATTCCCCGGTCTCTTCGTCTGTGAGCGGTGTGATCACTTCAGGCGTACAATCCCGGTGTTGCCGCGAGACCTAGAAGGTGATCCGGACGATGTTGATACCGATTCCGAAGACCACATCGCCGACGAGGTCAGGTATCGGGTCCGGTATGCGGGGCGTGGTGTTTCTTCAGGCCCGGTTATGGGTACAGTTTGATCGGAGTCTCTGATGTCTATCGAAAGCGTACATCCGCTCTACTCCAGGTTCCAACCGGACTGGGTCCTGCTCCGGGATGCCTACGAAGGTGAGCGTGTCGTCAAAGCCAAGGGTACAACCTACCTTCCGGCTACCGCTGGGCAAATCATCGACGGGATGGGCACCCGGTCCGACTCCGCTGGCCAGAGCTCCTACAACTCGTATCTGCAGCGTGCAGTCTTCCCCGATATCGTCCCGGTCGCGACCGAAGCCATGCTCGGCATCATGCACAACAAGCCACCCAAGATCGAGCTGCCCGCTGCGATGGAACCGATGCGGGAAAAGGCTACCGTCAAAGGAGAATCGCTCAACATCCTCCTGCGCCGGATCAACCTAGAGCAGATCGTCGTTGGCCGGATGGGGTTGCTGCTCGACGTCCCCAACAACGCGCCGATCGGCAAGGCCATGCCCTACATCGCGCCTTACCGCGCCGAAGCCATCCTAAACTGGGACGACGGTCGCCGGGAAGAGCTCGTCAACCAGGTGTGCAATCTGGTGGTCCTGGACGAAAGCGAATATGAGCGGAAGATGGGCGACTTCGAGTGGGACTTCGTCAACAAGTATCGGGTGCTTGTGTTGGGAGAAGTCCTGGCCAACGAACCGAGTGGTTCGTACCGGACGGGCGTCTTCCGCGATAAGGGTGAGAGTTTCTCCGAAGCGGCCCTCATAGAGCCTTCTCTTGGTGGCCGGACGCTCTTGGAGATTCCCTTCGTCTTCATCAACAGCAAGGATCTGGTGCCGGAGCCGGATACTTCACCCATGATCGGTCTGGCTCGGCAAGCCTTGACGGTCTACCGTGGCGAAGCCGACTACCGCCAAGGTCTGTTCATGCAGGCCCAAGACACGCTCGTCATCAAGGGTGAGATCGACCCAGAAAAGGCGATCCGTGCCGGCGCGGGCGCGGCGATCCGCCTGCCCGCGGAAGGAGATGCCAAGTTTATCGGGACCAACTCGTCCGGTCTGCCCGAGATGCGGATGGCGTTGGAGAACGATCGCAAGACTGCCGCCGACACCGGCGGTCGGCTGCTTGACACCGTTGGGCGTGAAGCCGAAGCAGCCGAAGCACTCCGCATCCGGGTGACGGCGCGTACGGCCACCCTCAACTCTATCGCCATGGCCGGTGCCTTGGGCCTGCAACAGATTCTGCGGATGGCCGCCGTCTGGATGGGCCTCAACCCCGAAGAAGTCATCGTTGAACCCAACCTGGACTTCGCCGACAATACTCTCGACGGTCAAAGCATGGTCGACACCATGACGGCGAAGGCGATGGGGTATCCGCTCTCCCTGCGTTCGATCCACCGCGCCGCTCGGGAGCGCAATATGACTGAGTACACCTTCGAAGAAGAGATGTCCGAGATCGAGACCGAGGCTCCTTTGCCGACTGGGGAAGGTGACGACGATCTGAGCGAAGACGACAATCTGAGCGAAGACGACGATCTGAGCGAAGACGACAATGCCTGATCCCAAGACATCAAATGAAGAATTCTTCGACGCGCTCGTGCGTCATGCGATCTTGCTCCAGTTGCTGGGTCGGGGAATCAACAAGCAGCTCATTGATCTCCTCAACAAGACCGAGAAGGACATCGCCAGGACGATCCGCGAAAGTCTGCGTTCGTCCCGTGGCTTGACGCCACGGAATGTGGCCCGGATGAACAAACTCATCCGGGAGATCCGAGACATCAGGTTCGCCGCGTGGAAAGATACCGAGCTGCTCTGGGTCGACGCCTTCCGGGAACTGGTCAAGAGCGAGGTCTTGTTCACTGCGGGCACGGTCCAGCTCGTCCTCCCGATCGTCATCGAGACCGTCCTGCCCTCAGCGGCCCAGCTCAATGCACTGGTCCGGACCCACCCCTTCGAAGGCAGGGTGCTGAAAGAGTGGGCTCAGGACATCCGGCGGGCTGATCTCCAGAGGATGACCGACCAGATTCGGATTGGAATGGCGAGAGGTGAGACTTCGGACGAGATCTCCAGGAGGATTGTCGGGTCGGCCAGGCTGCGGGGCAGCAATGGCGTCACGCAGATCAGCCGCAATGCCGCTTTATCGATCACGATGACGGCGATCAACTCCTTCAGCAATGCCGCCAGAGAAGCGTTCTTCGATGAAAATGCCGATCTGATCGACGAGGAGCGGTATGTGGCGACTCTGGACGGACGCACGACCGCTGTGTGTCGCGGCTTGGACGGGAAGGTCTACAAGCACGGCGAAGGGCCTAAACCCCCCATGCACTTCCGGTGCCGGTCCCTGCGCGTCGCGATCTTCGACGGCCAGGTTATCGGCGAACGCCCAGCGAAGGCTGTCGTGGAAACCCAGCTGCTGGACGAGTTTACGCGCCGCAACGGACTCGGTCGCGTGAAAACACGCGACGGTCTTCCCTTCGGGAAGAAGGGTGCGTTTGACGCATACCGTCGGCAGCGTGTCCGCGAACTCACTGGCCGGGTGCCGGCCAAGGTCACCTACAACGACTGGTTGCGGACGCAATCGTCCATGTTCCAAGACACAGTGCTGGGCAAGACAAAAGGAAAGCTCTTCCGGCAAGGGGGTTTGCCCCTTGACCGGTTCACGGATCCCGCAGGAAGAGAGTACAGCCTGGGCCAGCTCGCGAGAATCGAATCAGACGCATTTCGCGCAGCTGGCCTTGATCCTTCAAACTTCTTGCGGTGAGCGCGCTATGATCACCAGTCCTGCAGCATGTGCTGTGGGTCAAACAACCCTCGCATGGTGCATGGCACCCGCTGCGGGCGAACGCTTACGGAGAACACAATGCCTCTCAGCTTCCAGCACGAAACTCTCGACGAGATCCCGGAGAACTATCGCGAGCTGTACACAGAACAGAACGGCAAGTATTTCCTGAGCGGTATCTCAGGCGTCAAGAGCCAGTTCGACATCGACCGTCTCCAGACCAGCTTGGTGAAAGAACGCGAAGACCACCGGGCGACCAAGAATCGGCTGACCCCGTGGGAGGGTAAGGATCCGGAAGATGTGCAGAAGCAGCTGGACCGCGTGGCCGAGCTCGAAGTGATGACCAAGGACAAGAAGGAAATCGAAGACAAGCTCGAAGAGTTGGCCGAAGCTCGGGTGAAGTCCCGCATCGCACCAACCGAGCGCGAGCTCGGTCGGATCAAGAAAGAGTACGAAGTCCTCTCGTCCGAGCTCCTCAACCTGCGCCGCGAGAAGGTTCAGCGCAGCGTGCATGACAAGATCCGGTCGGCAGCAGAAAAGAGCAAGGTTCGCCAAGAAGCTGTCCAGGACATCCTCCTCCTGGCCGACGCGGTCTTTGAGGCCAACGACAACGGCGATGTCCTGACCAAAGACAACCCGTACGGTGTCACGCCGGGTCTTTCGGCCGATGTCTGGCTGCAGGACATGCAGGACAAGCGTCCCCATTGGTGGCCGACCAGCACCGGCGGCGGGTCCACCGGCGGCGGCGGAAGTGGCTTCGCCAAGAATCCTTGGTCGGCCGACCACTGGAACATGACAGAACAAGGCAAGATCTACACGACTCAGGGAGAAGCGAAGGCAGAACAGATGGCACGCGCCGCTGGAACTTCCTTGGGCGGACCCAAGCCAACCAAGAAGTAGCCACTTCTATTCGAGAGGTGTACACTCTTGTGCGACAGCGGCTCTGCATGGCAGAGATACGCGGGCTGGCCATGAGGTTCAGCTGCTTGCGACAGCGAACTCACGAATCATCCCATCAGGAGGAACAAAATGGCCACTGGCCCGCTCACTCAGGTTTCCGACGTCGTCATTCCCCGCATCTTCACCCCTTACACCCAGCTCTTGACTGAGGAGAAAGCCCGCATTGTGCAGTCGGGTCTTCTCGCCCGCAGTCCGTTGCTCGATGCGTTCTTGGCCGGTGGTGGCCGGACGGTCGACGTCCCGTCGATGCGAGATCTCGACAACGAGGCCGAGAATATCGCGGGTGACGCTCCCGCTGACATCCAGGCTGCTTCGTTTGAGAGCGGAACACCCACGGACGCCAACCGTAGGGACGCGGTCCCCAAGAAGATCCAGACCACGACCGAAGTCGCTGTCCGGCTCGTCCGGAACCAGAACTGGTCGTCTGCCGACCTGGCCGCCGACCTGGCCGGAACGGATCCTATGGCAGCTATCGGTGGCCGCGTGGCATTCTACTGGACCCGGCGTCTGCAGGCCGCAACCATTGCTACCATGAATGGTGTCATCGCGGACAACGCAGCGAACGATGCCGGCGACTACGCCAACAACATCTCCGGTGCGAGTTTCAGCGACGGGGTCACCAACTTCTCCGCTGAGGCCTTCCTCGACGCTGCAGTGACCATGGGTGACAGCATGGAGGACCTGGTGGCCGTCATGGTCCACTCGGTCGTCTACAACCGGATGCAGAAGAACAACCTGATCGACTTCATCCCGGATGCGCGGTCGGAAGTCATGATCCCCACCTTCCTGGGCCGTGAGATCCTCATCGACGACGGTATGCCCCGCACCGGAAATGTCTACGACACCTGGCTCTTCGGCCGTGGTGCCTTGC